CGTCAAAATGGCGCTCAATGAATAATTGGAGAGCATCATCTATCCTGTCATATGCTTGAGTATCATCAACTTGGATCTCAATCTTCGGAGCTCCAAGTTTACGATACGCATAATCTCTCAAGTTATCTACACTTTGTAATTTAGCCATTACATCCTTTTTCTTTAATCTTTTCCTATATTGTCAATTGCTTTATCAAGTTTTTTCGTAATTTTTGCCTCTAAATGGGGCAATACTCTGATACCCATATACCCAATCATAAATGCTATTGCGAGTGCAGTATATACTCCAAATTCAAATTGCTCCATTAAAGCAGGTATAGCAAATTCTGCGGCAATCCATCCGGCCGCAGCCGCGAGTGCTACATTTTTTAGTTCAGATTTCCATCCTGTCCAAGTATGAACTAATCCATTAGTTACTCCTCCAGCTGTAGATGCAAATACGCAACACCATTTTGCGCCAAATAATGCTAGTAAAGTTTCCATTTATTTCCTCTTTTATTGTTAATTACTCTTATTTATGTGTTTTCAGTCCCTACCCAACTTTCAAAATAATATATAAATAAATGTGGAAGAGACTTCTACTACTATTTATATAATATAGGCAATTGCGAGAACTTAATATGGATGATAAAAATTATGTAACTGTCCGAGAGAGGCAAAAAAACGCTTTTGAAATACGTTTGGAAGAAGCCTTAAAACAATACTCTGTAGTTAAAGTAAATGATGTTAATGGCGCACATCACGGAGAAGACTACAGAGAAATGAAACAAGTAATACTAGATATAATATTTAAATGATGAAATTTGAAAAAGAACATCCATATATGAAACGATTGGATGAAGTATTAAAACAATTCTTAGTCGTTAAAGTAGAAGATATTGAACAGGTGGAGCGTGGTGAAGACTCTGAGGACTATGAGGAGATGAAACAGATAATATTAGATGCTCTGTTTATGAGATATGCAGGACAAGACATAAGGAAATAATGAACAATTTAGCAACTCTAGTCTATGACAAAGGGATGAAAAAAGAGATAGAAGATTCTATCAGATCCAAGTATGAAAAACGTATCGAATATCTAGTGGGAGCAAACAATGAACTTATGCGAGAACTAGAACGATACGAAATACCATCTTTAGAGAATGAGTGGAGAAAAGATATGATCTAAGATCGAGAAGTTATTCCAAAACAAGCATTACTCATATCTGCTTTAGTATTTCTTTGATAACCTTGTGCTATATTTTCAGGCATCGGAATATATTTAATATTAGATTCGTCTGAACTACCATCCTGTTCTACGATATTTGCGGCCACATCATAAAATGATTTTGCTTCTCCTTTTCCTATGTTATAAATTCCTGACTTACCATTTCGCATTGCATTTATTGTCATACCAACGGCATCTTCAACGTGAAGAAAATCACGTTTGATTTCTTTTGAGCCCTTAAATAATCTTATAATCGCATCTTTCTTATATTGTTCAGTCATCCAACATAATGCTGATTTCATACCATCTTTATGTTGTTCGTGTTCTCCTTCTGATACAATATTAAAGTATCTCAATCCAATAATTTTATCCTCTACGTGCGTCACAAATTTACGACTATATTTATCTGCTTGCAGTTTGCTCAAAGCATAATAACTTTCTGGTGTATAATTATCTGAGGCATCATCGAATGTTTCTGATTGACCATATACCGAGGCACTAGAAGCAAAGACAAGTGGAATTTTGTGTATATGACAAAGGTCCATAATATTGCACGTATACTGATAATTATTTTCCATCAGATATTTACCATCTTCACAAAAACGGGAACTCTCAGCGCCAAGATGATATATCCGTTCAATCATTTTATTTTCTGCTAGAAAACCTAAAAGTTCTTGAAACTTGCTCTTATCAACGTAATCTTGAAATTTTAATGTATTAATATTATTTAATTTACGAGGATCTGTCAAATCATCAACAAGCAATATATCTTCTCGTCCTAGGTAATTCAACATTTTAATTAAATGTGAACCAATAAAACCTGCACCGCCAGTTACGATAATCATTTTTTGAAAGTTCTTTGTACGTTTTTCTTGCTCTTCATCACTAACTTCCTCTCCAGTGTGCCCGTTTTTATGGGCTATCTCTTTAACTTTATCCTGAACTATTTTCGTTACTTCGTCTTTAGTCCATACCCTTGGGGGGTCTTCTATAGAAGCCTGGGGCGGCGCATCAATATTTTCGACACCTTGCACATCCTCCACGGGTTTTCTAAAACCCATATTTTCGGTTCCAGTCGCAACAGGGAATCCACGGCGAGCCTCCAAGTCTTCTAATTCTTTTCGACTTAGTCCTGGATTTTCCCTTCTTTTTTCTTCTTCATCATAGTCTCTCATATTTTATTCTCCTTTGTTAGATACTTCGATAATAAGATTTCTCTCTGGTATATATAGATATTCGATGTCACTTTCAGCTAATGTTCTAAGAGCATCATCAATTGTTTCCACAAGTGGTTCACCTGCAAGATTGAAAGATGTATTGAATAGTATTGGTACTCCAGTCTCTTTATAAAATTGGTCAATCATTTCATAATAAATAGGATTTTGATGTTCTTTAACAGTTTGAATTCTACAAGTTCCATCTATGTGAATGATTGCTGGAATTTTTTCTGCAACTCCTTCTTTACAATTCATTGCGTACATCATATGAGGAGATTCTTCCAGCCCTCTCATATCAAACCAGTCGTGTGCGTGTTCGTGGAGAATTGATCCAGCAAACGGTCGAAAGTACTCCCTTTTTTTCACGGAGTTTACATAGTCTTTTCCTTCAACCGTTCGTGGATCATATAGGATAGAACGATTGCCCAAAGCCCTCGGGCCGTTCTCACACCTATCTTGAAACAAAGTGACTATATTTCCTTCCAAGATAAGTTTCACCGCATCTGGAGCATATTGTTTTTCATATATACCAGTTGCGTTATATTTCTTTGCAATTGCAAAAATTTCTTCTTCAGACTGCATTACATTAGGTCCTAAACAAAGATTCTCACCGTATGATCTTACTGTCTTGTCTTTTGTGAGTGAATAATGACAAAGTAGTGCGGCACCCATTGCTGTGCCTGCATCATTAGAAACAGGTTCTACATAAAAATTTATATCTTCGTCTTTTAATTGATCAAGATACCAATAATTAGCGACACAATTAAGTCCATATCCACCAGAAAGAACAACATTTTTTCTACCACTCATTTTAACTGCTTTACGAATTAGGTCTAGTACCATTTGTTGTGATTCTTTCTGAATAGCCCAGGCCATATCCCTACGATTCTGAAGTAAAGTTAAATCACCAGTATCTAGATCACTTTGAGAAGTATCTAATTTATTCCAACGACCTTGATTCACTATTGCTCCGTTAGGATATGTTGGAATAATTAATTCTCTATTTCCAGTTTTCCAATCTCCGCCATCTCCGTCGGTGTAAATGTCTGGAAAGTAATCTGATGGACCACCATATGGAAATAAACCCATCGTCTTACCAGCTTCAATAGGCGCCCAACCACAATATTGTGTTACGGCTTCATAACATTTAACAATTCCAGCAGAATCATCAACGACTAATTCGTGTGTTCCTTGCTCACCTTCTCGTTCTGAAGTCTGTTCTGGAATTCTAACAGAGGGCCAAGGTCCTCTGCCACCTTGATGTTTATAGAGAGTTTTAAATTCATCTGGATAATCACATTTGAATATAGATTCTAATTCCCAACTTCCAATTTCTCCATCCACTCCAGGATTTGTTCCAGCGCCTGATCGTTGCATTGGAATAAATGTTCCTGCACCATCTACAATAAGTGCAACTGCATCTTCAAATCCAGACCTATAAAAGGCACAAGCGGCGTGCATTTTATGATGCCATTTGTGCATATCCAATACTTGCTGAGGCCCATCAATTAGTCGTAATTTACTAGCAAGTGCATTATATACTCCGCCGCCCCTATAATCAACGTAACTCACATCTTCTTGGGTATGAGCAACTACTAGATAATCTAATTTGTCCGTGTATTCTAGAATTTTTATCATTGAAGCATAAGGAGCTCCATCATATTTGTATCGAGATAATCGTTCCTCTTCTACTGAGAGAACTATTTCTCCGTCTTTCAATAAACAAACACTCGCATTGTGTCCTCGAGATATGCCTGCAATCCACTGACTCATATTTTATCCTTATAATCTAATTAAACTATTCAATTCTGGCATAAAACAGTATTCCATTTCAGAATCATTTAAAACTTTTAATGCATCATCAATACTTTCCACTAAAGGATAGCCCGCTAAATTAAATGAAGTATTGAACAATAATGGTATATCTGTTAATTTATAAAACTCCTCAATGAGATTATAATAATGCTCATTGCCTTCTTTGCTCACGGTCTGTATTCTGCAAGTATCATCTACGTGCAATACTGCCGGTATTAAATCTTTTTTATCTTCTTTAACATCAACTGCATACATCATATGAGGAGATTCTTCCAGCCCTCTCATATCAAACCATTCGTGAGCATACTCTTTCATTACTGAAGCGGCAAATGGTCTGAAATATTCTCGTCCCTTTACTTTGTTTACTATATCTTTACCATTCTTTATAGTAGGATTAAATAATATGCTTCTATTACCTAATGCTCTTGGTCCATTTTCTGACCTTCCTTGAAATATAGAAACAATATTTCCATCTTTAATTAGTTCTGCTACATCTTTATATGTACAATCAAAAATTCGAGAGTATCTAGCCTCTGACTCAACTCCGTCATTATATTTCTGAAGTTTTTCGCTAATTTCATCAATACTATAATTATATTCTGGTCCTAAACACAAACTCTTGATTCTTTTTCTTTTACTTATATCTTTATTAATATCGTAATGATACAGCAAAGCGGCTCCAGTTGCGGTACCCGCATCACTAGAATTTGGTTCTACGTACAAATGGATGTCGTGTTCTTTTAACTTATCCAAGTAATAATAATTAGAAACACAATTGAGAGCATAACCACCACTTAATACAACATTTTTTCTCCCACTCATCTCGGATGCTTCAAGAATTAGATTCAAAACTTGTTCTTGGGTTTCTTTTTGTACCTTGAATGCCAAATCTCTTCTGCACTTGGATTTAGTTAAGTCGTCATCGTTTGACCAATCAGCATCATTTAAAAATCTATATTTGAACAAATTAAGTTCTGATCTGTGTGGATAATATGCTTTGACCAAATCTCTATTAGCAGTATCATCATCACGAAATAAGTCAGGCATCTCATCATTTTCACAACCATATGCAGATAATCCCATTGTCTTTCCACATTCGTTTATATGAAATCCACAATAATCTGTGACTGCATCCCAAACTTTCCCAATTCCGGCCACTTCGTCTGCAACTAATTTATAGGGATTTGCATCACGCTGACCACCGAAACCGTAATTTTTTTCTATTGTAAAACTTTTTCCATTATCACACATCATTTTTTTGAGTATTGGTGTAATTCCTTTCTCATAAGAACAATCGAAAAAAGATTCTGTTTCAAAATATATATTTTTGTCTCCAAGATTCTCTGGGCGACCTTTGATGTGTTCTATCTGTGAAAACTTCGTACAACTACCACAACTATCTACAATTACACTCACCGCCGTTTCAAATCCAGAATTGTAAAAAGCAATAGATGAATGTAGTTGATGATGATTATCACTCATATTAATAACTTGCGGTGATTGTGCATTAACCTGCCTCTGAATATCATAATGTTGTTCAATTAATCCTAATCTTCTTGCGATTCCTTGATATAATGACTCTCCAGAATATTCAATAAGACTGGGCGGCTCCGCATCTGGATGATGTTTTAGACCAGCCACTACTAGATAATCAATCTTATCTGTATAGTCTAAGATTTTCATCATACTCAGAATGGGTCCACCATCGTGTTTCGCCTTTGATAATCTTTCTTCTTCTACAGAAAAAATTATCTCACCATCTTTTAATAAACACACACCAGCGTTATGCCCCGTGGAAACTCCAGCTATCCATTGACTCATTCTAATCTTTATTGTGGGGACTAGGTCCAGAATCTGTTAAAAGATTCTTCGTATCAAAATCAAATAATCCAGGTTCTGGTTTAGATTTAGTCTGTTCCTTACGTTCAGCCCGTTCAGCCGCTCGTCTTTCTTTTCGGCTGCCTTCTTTTGGACTGGTATCCATATTATGTTCAATATGCTGATGAGGATGCTGATGATTATGATCAGGATTAGAACAAACATTTTGTTGTTGGGATGGAATGAATTCTCCTTCAAACTTCCCTCCTTTGCCTAAAAATTTTATACAAGAATCAACAACCCGCTTTTCTTGTTCTTTATTCAACTCCATTGCTTCATCATTCTGTCTATCTTTCTCATCATCCATAGTCATTCTAATGGGAGAATAATTTCTTCCATTTTCTGCACCAACATCTATAATATCAAATTTATCATCATCTAGATAAGTAATATTAATTGGTACAGTAGAACCAACAACAACGGTTGCAGTTTTATCCAGAGCTTTTGCTATATGTTGTCCGACAGAATCGCATCCTAAGAAATGATCTGCTGACTTAATCATTGACGCCCATAATCTTAAATTAGGTTCTCTGGGTAATGCAACCGGATGATCGTTATTTTCTGGAATAGGGAGCTGAAGTTCTGCCATTATAACTACTGCATACTTTTTACGGAGTTGTTCTATAATACTAATAATATTTCCTACTTCAAAAGATCGTGAAGTGCTATCAATTAAATACTCACCCATTTGTTCAACAGAACGACCAAATGGTTGAATAATGATTGCTTTATTTTTGTTTAATTGAGATTTCATTTCTTGGATAGACTGATATCCAGTGATCGTTTCCGACTTATTGAGGGTGATAGTCGGCGCTGACAATTCTCTGAATTTCTCAAGACCATTGATTTCGATATCAAATGCTTGAGCAAGAGAACATTCTTGATTGAAATATTCGTTGATTCTGTATGGCTCTGGAGTAACGATATCCTTGTTTCGGAGATGTTGGTCGAAGAGACCTTTGTGCCATACTTCGTATGCGTGTTTCTGGAGGACTGGGTGTCCTCTGTAGAAATCCATACCTGCCTCGCAGACTATTATAAAATCTTTATCACCTGATTCTTCTGCGTATTTTTCAAAAGCAGGAATTGAGCTTATTACCCTTCCTGCGCCACCACTAATAAAG